GCCGCCGCATCTGGGGAGAGGGGCAACGCCGCCGCATCTGGGGAGGGTGGCAACGCCGCCGCATCTGGATGGCGTGGCAACGCCGCCGCATCTGGGGATAGGGGCAACGCCGCCGCATCTGGATGGAGTGGCAACGCCGCCGCATCTGGGAATAGGGGCAACGCCGCCGCATCTGGGGATAGTGGCAACGCCGCCGCATCTGGATGGAGGGGCACGGCGACCGTGACAGGGCAATATGGCGGCGCAAAAGCACTCGGGAACGATTGCTTGGCCACCGCCTGGGGGCCTGAAAGCAAAGCTATGGGAAAGGCCGGAAACTGGCTTGTGCTGTCCGAGCACAAGTGCGGGGCCATCGTAGACGCGCGGCTGGTCCGTGTTGACGGCGAGATTATCAAGTCGGACACTTGGTATGTCTTGCGAAATGGAAAGATTGTGGAGGCGGAGTAATGATTATTGTATGGATCTTCTGCTTCATCGGCGTGGGGGCATGCGTCTCCGGCCTGCTGAAGTTGTTGGACTGGATGGATGGCAAGCGATGAACAGACTTACCCCGCAGGAAATTGCGGACAAACTTCGGAAGTGCGCGGACGAGCCTGGTTCATGTAGCTTATGCCCGTGGGACTGTGTAAATGGTAGTTGTATCTGCTCGATAATGCATGCAGCTGCTGATGCCCTCGACAACCAGCGCGCACACATTCAGGCCCTCATCAAGGCTAACGAGGCGCACCGCGAGATGGTGGCCCGCCCTGCGAAACGCTCTGATATGGTGGAGGCATTAGATGCTATCGAAACCGGCATGACCAAAGTGGCCATTGACCGCGACATCTGGCAGAACGATTTGATCTATGTGCTTTGCCAAGGTGTGCGGCTCCTGCTGGAAGAAAGGGTGAGAAAGTGAGCTGTAAGAGGCCGAACGTAGAGCACCGACGGTCGCAGGAAAGGGGCGTATGGACGTGAGGGTGTACCAGTACACCACGGGAGACAGATTCCGGCTCCCCATTGCACAGGCTGACACGATACAAGAGCTTGCAGGGATTGTCGGCGTTGACCCTGCTGTCGTGCGCAGAGCGTACAAGCGCGTGATGACCGGAGCGGTGAAGCAGAGCCGATACACATTTGTAGATATCCCGGACGAGGAGGACGGCTGATGTACATCTGCGATGAGTGCGACGCTGTGTTCTTTGAACCCGTTTGCAAATGTAGCACCGCCGAATTGGGGGACATAACCGCATATTATCGCCCCAGATGCGGGGCAGAAATGGAGGCCCGATGATGTACATCTGTGATGAGTGCGACGCTGTGTTTGAGGAACCCGTCCGCAAGCAGGAATACTCTGAAGAATACGGAAACAGCATCGCGTACTATTGCCCTCGCTGCGGGACGGAGGACGATTTCAGGCGCGAGTTTGGAAAGTCATATCTATAGGAGGTAGAGATGGAAAAGAAACTGCTGTACACAAGAAGCGAGACGGCCAGGCTGTTGAGCATCAGCGTTGACACGCTGGACGCCCTGCGGAACGACTGCGTTATCCAGGGATATCATGTGGCCCGAGGGAACCCTCGTATCTACTTTAAGGCCAAAGATCTGGAGAAGTTCATGGATCGTCTGGAGGTGGCAGAATGTTGAACAACGTTGTTATCATGGGCCGGTTGACCCGGGACCCTGAACTGCGCCGCACCCAGAGCGGCACCGCCGTCACCAGCTTCACCATGGCCGTGGACCGGGACTTTAAGTCCCAGAGCGGTGAGAAGGAAACGGATTTCATCGACGTGGTGGCATGGCGCAATACAGGTGAGTTTGCCGCGAAGTACCTTGCCAAGGGCCGCATGGCTGCCGTGGAGGGCCGCATTCAGGTCCGCGACTGGCAGGACAAGGACGGAAATCGCCGCAAGTCCGTGGAGGTGGTGGCCGATAACGTGTATTTCGCGGATTCCAAGCGGGACAGCAAACCCCAGGAGTCCCGCACAGTCGACGATCAGGAATTTGACGAGATCGAAGATGATGGAGACTTTCCGTTCTGACGGGGGCCCGCTATGCCGAATAGAATCATAAACGAGAAAATACGCACGAGCAAATCTATCAACCGTCTCACGGACTTCCAATTTCGCCTTTGGGCGTACTTACTGACTTACGTGGATGATTACGGGCGCGGGAGCGCGGACCCCGAAATCTTGAAGGGTTTCGTGTTCCCCCGCCGGGCAATCCGGGAACAGGATATTCAGAAGGGCCTTGATGCACTGGACCGCAATGGTAGCATTCTCCTCTATGAGGTTGCAGGAGAACCCTATTTTTGCCTGCCGGGCTGGGCTAAGTATCAGAGGATACAGCAGAAGAAAGCCAAGTTCCCCGACCCGCCGGAATCCGCAAATGTGCAGGATTCCATGGTTATCCACGGTGAGTCACGGTGTGTCACGGTGAGTCACGGCGAGTCACCGCCTGAATCCGAATCCGAATCCAATCCGAATCCAAGAGAGAAAAACGCGCACGCCGCGCGTTTCTCCCCACCAACCGTTGATGCTGTGGCGGAGTATGTCCGTGAGAAGGGCTATCACGTCAACGCAGATCGCTTTGTGGCCTTCTACCAGCAGAAGGGCTGGATGGTCGGCAAAAACCACATGAAGGACTGGAAAGCTGCCGTCCGCACATGGCATTACCGGGACAACCCAAAGCCGCCAGTGGAGCAGAAGTCCCCAAAATGGACGTACAACTCCGACACCGGCGGCTGGACGCAGGAGGAATGACGTATGCTGGACTCTCTCTACCTGGAGCAAAACGTCATTGGGGCGCTGCTCATCCAGCCAGAATGCTACGAAGCCGCCGCAGAGCTGTCTCCGGATGACTTCCTGGTGCCGGAATACGCAGAGCTGTTCCGGGCCATCCAGCGGCGGAATGAAGCCGGGGACCCAGCGGATGCTCCGTCCGTGCTGATGGACGCATCCAGCCGCAATGACAACGTGACCAGCAAGATCATGACGGACTGCATGGAGGTTGTCGTGACTACCGCCAACATCGACGTGTGGGTGGCTGGAATGCGAGATGCATCTATGGGCCGGAAACTCAGAGATTTGGGGGAAGAACTACGAACAGCGGAGCTATCCCCACAGGATGCGCTCAGAACAGCGCAGGAAGCCGTCACGGCGATTCAGGACGGCACGGGGGCATCCGGGGGACTGGAAGTCTCCGAGGCCGTGAAGAGCCTTAAAAATCGCGTTGACAAGGGGTTTGCTGGCGGTCCTCCACCATACGTCAAGACCGGCTTGCAGGAATTTGACCGATTGCTGGGCGGTGGGCTTATCAACGGCGGGTTTCACATCGTCGCCGCACGGCCCGGAAAGGGTAAATCTGCCCTGGCTATGCAAATCGCCCTCAATGCGGCAAAACGCGGCGTGAAGGTGCTGTATATTTCCTTGGAGATGTCACCGGATGATTGCACCAGCAGGCTGACGGCCAACATAGCGGGGATATCCTCCCGGCTGCTGATGTTTGGCGGCACCCTGACGGAAGCGGAATACGCCAAGTACGCGGAAGCGTCCGCCAAACTGTCCGAGTTGCCCATCGTGTTCAACCGGCGGACGGGCATGGACATGCGGGCTGTCACGGCGCTGGCCTACAAAGAGCGACCGGGGCTAATCGTGCTGGACCACATCGGCCTGCTGGAGCAGGAAAACAAGAAAGCCACGCTCTACGAGAGCACCACGAAAAACAGCCGGTCGGCAAAACTGCTGGCCATGCGGATGGATATCCCACTGCTGTGCCTGTGCCAGCTGAACAGAGCCGGTGCATCAGATCGTGGCGGCGAGTTCCGGGCCACTATGGCCAACCTGCGGGAATCCGGCGCGATCGAGCAGGACGCGGACACCGTGACGCTGCTGCACCGCCCGTGCGAGAAGGAAGACCGGGGCGAATGGGACCCGGACATGCTGGAGCTATACCTGGACAAAAATCGACGCGGCCCCACCGGGATGGTGAGGATGGCCTATTTCCCCAACACGGGCCGCATAGTGAAGTGAGGGTGACATGAAAAAGATCGTTATTCCCCTGCCCCCTGTGACAAAGAAGAACCACCCCAGGCTCATCCGTGGACCTTACGGTGCGCCGAAGATCCTTCCATCCAGACAGTTTATGGAATATCAGGAATCGGCGGCATGGTACTGCCATGCGGACAAACCGATATCGGAGCCGGTAACGGTAAAATGTCTGTTTTACATGCCGACTCACCGGCGCGTGGATCTGACCAATCTCTTGGAAGCTATCGACGATGTGCTGGTACATACCAGAGTCCTGGAAGATGACAACAGTAACATCATCGTGTCGCACGACGGGAGCCGGGTTCTGTACGACAAGGAAAATCCCCGGACGGAGGTGTATATCTGCCGGTATGAATGACTTTGACTACGATTGCATGCAGAAAAAGCGCACTGCGCGAGGCGCGTTTGCGCATATCAGCCGAAAGCGCGGCGGGTGTACGCTGCCTAGCGACAACCTGACCGCGAAACAAAGAAGGGAGAAAAATGGAGAAGTGAAAAGCTACAACATCACCCGGCCCATGCCGTGGCCGGAGTTCAAGGCAATGCCGGAGGATCTGAAACGCGAGTTCTTTCGTAACATGCAGAGCTTTGGCGGTACTGCAAGCTGGCTGGCGGATGAAATGGGCACGGCAAGCGCGACCATAAGAGCCGCCGCAAAAGCCGCCGGGACACCGTTTGTGCGCGGAAATGGGAATTTGCTACTGTGGAACCGGAAGGTTGCAGAGTGGGCAAGCGCCGAACAGCAGACTGCCGCAGAGAAGACCGATGAAGAACCTACGGCTCAGGAATCCGGGAAGAGATTGATCTTGGAGCATGGCCGCATGGAGTTCAGTTTCAACGATTTTTCGGATTTGGTGCGATTCCTGCGGGTAGTGGTACCGGAGAGCGGGAAAGTGACGGTGGAATGGTGAGATACGAGGACTTTCTCGCCAGCAAGCGGCACATCCCGCCGCCGTGCGGGTTCGAGGTAGACAAAGCCACAATGAACGCCCACATGTTCGAGTGGCAGAAGGATATCACCCGGTGGGCAATACGAAAGGGCCGGGCCGCACTGTTTGAGGAGTGCGGGAACGGCAAGACGATCCAGCAGCTTGAGTTTGCCGACCAGGTAGCAAAGCGGACGGGTGAGCCGGTGCTGATCGTAGCCCCCTTGACTGTCGGGGCGCAGACCAAGCGAGAGGCGGAGAGGTTTGGGTACACCGCCAGAATTTGCAGAAGCCAGGCGGATATTGGCCCGGGAATCAATATCACGAACTACGAGATGCTCCAGCACTTCGATGGAGACTCGTTCGGCGGGGTGGTGCTCGACGAATCAAGCATCCTGAAAAACTACACGGGGAAGATGAGGACACAGATCATCGAGATGTTCCGCAACACGCCCTATCGTTTATCGTGCACGGCCACGCCGTCCCCCAACGACTACATGGAACTGGGGAACCAAGTGGAATTTCTGGGTATTATGACTCGGACGGAGATGCTCGCGACGTATTTTATCCACGACGGTAGCGACACCAGTAAATGGAGGTTGAAGGGCCATGCGGAGGAGCGCTTCTGGGAGTGGGTATCTACATGGGCAGTAGTCCTCACCTGCCCCGGAGACCTTGGATACCCCAACGATGGTTACATTTTGCCGCCCTTGACGGTGACGGAGCACATCGTAGAGTGCGAGTGCGACACCGCATACAACCTGTTCGGCGGAGACGGGGCCAAAACGCTGACGGAGCGCCGGGAAGCCAGACGAGTGAGTATGCCGGAACGGTGCGCAAAGGCCGCAGAGATCATCGCAGAGGACCCGGGAGAGCAGTGGGTGTGCTGGTGCGACCTGAACGCGGAAAGCGAATCCCTTGTAAAGATCATCCCCAACAGCGAAGAAGTGCGCGGGAGCGATAAACCGGAAGAAAAAGAATCTGCGTTACTGCGATTTGCCGCCGGTGAACTGCCCGTGCTGGTGACGAAGCCGTCGATTGCGGGGTTCGGGATGAACTGGCAGAACTGCCATAACATGATTTTTGTAGGGCTGTCCGACAGCTACGAATCCATGTATCAGGCTATCCGCAGGTGTTACCGATTTGGCCAGGAATCGCCGGTGAACGTGCACATCGTTACATCTGCCGCCGAGGGTGCGGTGAAAGCCAACGTGGAGCGCAAGGAAGCCCAGGCGGCGGCGATGAAGGAAAACATGGTGAGATACACCAAAGAGATTTTGAGAAAGGATATCCGGGGGCAGGAGCGGATCGTGATACCGTACAATCCGCAGGTAGAGATGATTGTCCCGGAATGGGTAAAGTCGGCATGAAAGTTATCGACCAGGCCGTGGGCCGCGAGTATGCGGTGTACAACGGCGACAGCTGCGAGGTGCTGAAGGGGATCCCGGACAACAGCATCCACTACTCGGTTACATCAATCCCGTTTGCCAGTCTGTACACATACTCCAACAGCGACCGGGATATGGGAAATTGCCGGAGCTACGAGGAGTTTGCGGAGCAGTATATGTACCTGGGCCGCGAGTGGTATCGAGTGATGATGCCCGGGCGGAATGTTAGCATCCACTGCATGAACCTCCCCACCAGCAAGGAGCGGGATGGGTATATCGGAATCCGGGACTTTCGGGGCGACGTGATCCGCTGGATGCAGTCGTTGGGATTTATTTACCATAGCGAGGTGTGCATCTGGAAGAATCCTGTGACGGCCATGCAACGCACCAAGGCACTGGGGCTGCTGCATAAGCAGATCAAGAAAGACTCCTGCATGAGCCGGATGGGCATCCCGGACTATGTCGTGACGTTCCGCAAGCCCGGGGACAATCCGGAGAGGGTTTCCCATACGGACAGCACCTATCCCGTGTCCAAGTGGCAGCAGGTAGCATCTCCCATTTGGGAGGAATACGCATCCCCCACATGGTGGGACATCAACCAGAGCGATACACTCAACCGCAAGGCGGCAAAGGAAGAAAAGGACGAGCGGCATATCTGCCCATTGCAACTGCCCGTAATCGAGCGGTGTGTAGAACTGTGGAGCAACCCCGGGGACATTGTGCTGGACCCGTTTGACGGTATTGGCTCTACCGGATACCAAGCGGTCCTGATGGGACGCAGACATATTGGCGTGGAGCTGAAGCCCAGTTATTTCCGACTCGCTGCGGAAAACTGCGCACAGGCCGAGAGGGTGGCCGAGAATGGAGTTCAGGAGGAGAAGGGATATTCCCTGTTTGACATGATGGAGGGAACAAAATGATCTATGCCCAAGAATCCCTCGTTGATGAGATCATCGGAGTATGGAGGTGGTGAATGATGCAACACCTCGGTGATATTACAAAGCTCGACGGAGCCACCATCGAGCCGGTGTGGTGCGTGACGGGCGGAAGCCCGTGTCAGGACCTGAGCATCGCGGGAAAGCGTGCCGGTCTCGCAGGTGCGCGAAGCGGTCTGTTTATGGAGCAGATCAGAGTGATAAAGGAGATGCGGGAGCATGACAAACGACTTGGCAGGGCAGGAGAGCTTATTCGCCCGAGATACATGGTGTGGGAAAACGTCCCCGGAGCATTTAGCAGCAACAAAGGACGAGACTTCGCAGCCGTGCTCGAAGAAATCATCAAAATCGTCGAGCCGGAAGCCCCCGGTATTGAAGTGCCTGAAAAGGGCTGGCCTACCTGGGGGGGATACCACGATGAAGTGGGAGGACGATGGAGCGTGGCGTGGCGAACTCACGACGCGCAATACTGGGGAGTGCCCCAACGCCGTCGTCGTATCTCGGTTGTCGCAGATTTTGGAGGAGCCACCGCATCCGAAATACTCTTTGACCGCAAAAGCGTGTCAGGGGATATTGCGGAGAGCGAAGCGGCGGGGGAAGGATTTGCCGAAGCGGCTGAAAGCGGTTTTAATCCGGCAGTCGCAAGGAGCCTCACCGCAAGAGCGGACGGAAGCCCCTGCGCCGACAGAGGCCCCAACATCGTATGCAGTCCGAATCAGGGGGGGATGTGACGGAGGAGGAAAAGGCGCGTTAGTGCAGACGGAGAAAAGCGGAACGCTTGGAACCGGCAACGACCAGACGATTTTTACGCCCACGCCTATAAACCTGATGGTGGCTACGCGCTGCAAAGCGTTAGGGCGCGGAACAGGATTTGGCGTAGGAGAACCGGGCGACCCGGCGAACACCATTTCTGCCGCACATTCGCATGGCGTATTTGCAACGGCTATCCCCATCAACGACAAAGCCACCAGATGGCAGGGCGGCGGAGAGAGCCGCAACCACGATGGCAGCGGCAACGGTCTTGGCATCGGCAAAGAGGGCGAAACATCCCCCACGCTGACCGCCGGCGACCGCCACGGGGTAATGTGTATGAATCCTTGGGATGCACAGAGCGCAAGAGTGTACGATCAGGATGGTGCATGGCACAGCCTGAATGCCAACGAAAACGGCGGCATGGCACGGGACAGCGTACTGTGTGCTGGGTTTAAGGCCGGACAGGGCGCACAGGCGGGCGGTATCGGGTACAGTGAGGAAGTATCGCCCACGCTGGCGGCGGTACCCAGCGGGACGAACCAAACCCCGGCAGTGGTGGTGCTGGACATGACACACGCCTGTGATGTCATCCGCGAATGCGGAGAGCGGGTCCCGTCGTTGCAAGCCCGTATGGGAACAGGTGGCAATCAAGTGCCGCTGGTGGCATACGGTATCGGCAACGGACAAGCCAACAGCGCCAGTGTTATGGCGGAGGAAGTCAGCCAAACGTTGAACACCATGCACGATGCTCAAGCAATTTTATACCAGCCCAAAAGCGCGATGGAAGAAAACTGGGCAGAAAGCGAAACGAAGAACGCATTACGCGCAGGAGAAAGTAAAGTGAGCCACGCAGTCGTTTGTGAGGACGTGAGCCATGCGCTGCGGGCAAAGGCTGGCTGTGCGTACCGGGAGGACGCGGAGACATACCCGGTGCAGAACATGGTGGTGCGTCGATTGACACCGCTGGAATGCGAACGGCTACAGGGATTTCCGGACGGCTGGACGGACATCGGCGACTACACCGACAGCACCGGAAAGAAGCGAAAAACCTCCGACAGCGCACGGTACAAGGCACTTGGCAACAGCATTGCGCTGCCGTTCTGGCGCTGGATGTTTGGCCGTATGGCGGCCTATCTGCCGGAGGGCGCAACGCTCGGCAGTCTCTTCGATGGCATCGGCGGATTCCCGCTGTGCTGGGAGAATATACACGGTGCCGGGACGGCAATCTGGGCAAGCGAGATTGAGGAGTTTCCGATTGCCGTGACCAAATTAAGGTTTGGAGGAGCGATTACATGAGCATCAACGAGACGTGTAGAGGGTGAAAGGAGGCCCCGTGAAGCCATCACATAAAGAGATTGCCGCAACCCTGCGCGAATATGCAGAATGGGCCGATGCAAATATCTACGAAGTACCTATTATGCTGCCGGATGATTTGAGAACGGCGGCTGATATGCTGGAGAAAGAAATGGAACAGGAGGGCTGACAGTGACACTGACTGAGATGTTTACAATTTGTGAATCGTGCGTATATGCGCCTTGTCTTTGTGGGAATGACCCTGAGAACTGCGTGGCATATGTGATGAGGAGGGCTGACAATGGCTGAATACATCAAGCGCACGGAAGAACTCATGCTTGCCATGAACGCCGGTGCGAGGGCAATCGAGAACACAAAGCGCTATCACGGTGCTGTTTACATCACAGATTTGTTCTCGGAGGACTCACAGGAAATCCCGTACTTGCTGGCTGCTAAGGTGTTGCGGGAAGCAAGTGATGCTCCCGCCGCTGACGTTGCGCCGGTGACGCATTGGGTTCTTGCTGATGAAAAATTGCCACCGGATGGGCAGGATGTGCTTTGCTGGTACGAGTATTTCCGCTTTGGGTCGTATCATCAAATGTTCCAAACTTACGGCATCGGTTATCAATACAACGGAATGTGGGGCGGCGAAGTTGCGCAGGGGCAGAAAGCAAGGGTTTTAGCGTGGATACCATTGCCGGAGGCACCGAAGATAGATGGAGGTACTGAAAATGCAAGCTAAGAAATGTGATCGCTGTGGACGCCTATATGAGCATTATGACGGTCGGAAGGCGTTTCCTAAGTCGCGATCAAATTCTATCGCGTTGAGAGACACCGATATTGACGGAAAATACGGGCAACGAGATCGTTTTGACCTGTGTTTTTCTTGCATGGTAGACCTCGAAGCCTTTTTGTACGGAGGTACTGAAAATGCGGTTGATTGACGCGGATGCGCTCCCAAAACTGTTAGATGCCGAATATAAACAAACGATGAAACTGATATTGGAAGGGGAAAAGCAACTTGACACTTTAGCAGAGGGGTTTACGGAGGCCATCCACATAGCGAAATATATTGCCACCACCGTGGATGCAGTGCCGGTGGTGCGGTGCAAAGATTGCGAGAACAGCTACTACGCAGTGGATGATCTGATATGCTCCTACGGCCCGTGCGTTGATTGCCCTGTGTCTCCAAATTTCTGGTGCGCGAATGGCAAACGGATGGAGGATGCCCATGCCCAAGACTAACCCCCGCAGAATCCCTCGCACACAGGCCGACGTAGACAAAGCCTACAGCAACGGCATTGTGGAGGGCCTGAACCGTGGCATAGATCTGATGCTATACGTCCTGATCGACAAGCACGATGCGCCGATGGACGATGTGCAGCAGCTTGCCGGGGGGCTAAACCATGCCGCTCAATGCGTAGCAGAGGGGTATGTCACCTGGGCAGATATCCGGCAGATGCTCAAGGAATACGGCGTTGAAACTGCGCTGGAATAGGAGGTATGATGAGCAACAAATACTCGCTCCCCTACGATATCCGCATGGAATGCATCGCCTACGTCAGGGGATATCCCCGCCGGGTTCGCGCGTACAATGCGGCCCGGGAAGAAGTGTTGGAGTCTTCGGCTTATGCCATGTCCGGCATGCCACACAGCCCCGGTAACAGCAGGATAGCCGAACGCAAAGCGGAAAGGCTGGCAACCATAGAGAGCTGGCCGGAGACGAAGAAGATGCGGGCCGTGGAATACGCCATGGACAACGTGGGCCGGGATATCGCCAACGAGAACGTGCGGCGCAAGCTGGTATGGGCAATCATGCGGAACTGCGACAGCCAGAAACAGTACCCCATCGAGAAGATATCCCCAGCCGGGATAAGCCCACGCACATTCCGGCGGCGAAAAGATAAATTCCTGTGGCTGATTGCGCAAAATGCGAAAATTATTGAAAATGTGGCCCCAAACCACGTTTCAGGTGGTGTAAAATAGTATCATCGGAAAGTGGAACCAGTCAGTCCACAACCCGAAATTACATTTTTCTACTCTTTCTTTCCTCCATAGGTTAAGGCACAGGCGGTAATGGGTGCCTCCGCGCAAGCGGCCTCGCAAGAGCGTTACCGGCAAGCAGACACTCACGGGATATCTCGCGGGTGTCTGCTTTTATGCGGGTGTAGCCAAAAGGTAAGGCACGGGACTTTGACTCCCGTATGTGCTGGTTCGACTCCAGCCGCCCGTGCCAAAATAGGAGCGCCGTTGCCACAGTGCAGCAAAGAGTTGCCCTGCGGGGCGGGTAAAGACTGTTACTGTAGCCAAGGGGTGGGGGCAGGTAGCAAATAAAAGCGGCGAGGTGGTGATGAATGGCATTAACAGCAAAGCAAGAACGATTTGTGCAAGAATATCTTGTGGATTTGAATGCCACACAGGCAGCCGCAAGAGCAGGGTATAAGAACGCCGAGAAAGGTAGGCAGTTGGTTACGAATAGTAACGTTTCGGCTGCTATCCAAAAAGCAAAGGCGGAAAGGCAGAAGCGGACGGAAGTAACGCAGGACTATGTGATTGAAAAGCTAAAAGAAATCGCGGACAAGCCTGCGTCTGATTGCACAGAAAGCGATTTGAAATATGCAAACAAGCTAAAGGCGCTTGAAATGCTTGCAAAGCATACAGGCGTGTTTGATAAGCAAGACAATTCCAGCACCGATTCCGTCGTTAAGGTGATTATCGATGTCTGATATTTTCCTGTCCGAGAAGATCGGCCCTGCGTTTTATGACATTGCGCATGACATTTTCCATCATGGTCACACGCACTACGATTTTAGCGGCGGGCGCGGGTCGCTGAAATCCTCCACAGTATCAATTATCGTTCCGCTTCTGCTGGTTGGGAATCCGGGCACTCACGCGCTCGTCTTGCGAAAAGTGGCAAATACGATCCGCGATAGCGTCTATGCACAGTACATTTGGGCAATTGGAGAGCTGGGCATGGCAGCGTATTGGGAAGCAAAGGTTTCCCCAATGGAGCTGATCTACAAGCCGACAGGCCAAAAGATCATGTTTCGCGGCGCTGACGACCCCATGAAGATCAAGTCTATCAAGGTGCCGTTTGGCTACATTGCCGTGACGCACTTCGAAGAGAAAGACCAGTTCGCCGGACGTGCAGAAATCCGAAACATTTTGCAGTCCACCATGCGCGGCGGCTCGGTTTTCTGGAATTTTGAGAGCTACAACCCGCCGATTTCGCGCGACAACTGGTCGAACAAAGATAGCTTGGAGGAACGCGCTGACAGGCTGTGCCACAAATCAACGTATCTGCAAGCACCGCCTGAGTGGCTGGGAGAACAGTTTCTTGCGGAAGCGGAACACCTGAAAGAGACAGATGAACGCGCATATCAGCACGAGTACCTCGGCATTCCGGTCGGCACTGGTGGCAATGTGTTTGATAAGCTGGAACTGCGGGAGATCACCGATGAAGAAGTAAAAAGTTTCGACCGCATCTATCAAGGGGTGGACTTCGGCTGGTTCCCAGACCCGTTTGCTTTTATACGTCTACATTATGATCGGGCAAGAGAGACGATCTATCTGTTAGACGAGATTTATCAAAACAAATTATCCAACGAGCAAAGCGCGACAATGATTAAGCAGCGCGGATATAACAACATTAGGACGATCTGCGACAGCGCCGAGCCGAAGAGCGTTGCTGACCTCCGCGCAATGGGGCTACCTGCGTATGAAGCGGTAAAAGGCCCCGGCTCGGTGGAATACGGCATGAAGTTTTTGCAGCGCAGAACGATCGTCATTGACAGGCGGCGCACACCGCACGCTTACAATGAGTTTGTGGGATACGAATACGAAAGAAACAAAGACGGCGACATTATTAGCGGATACCCTGACGCAAACAACCATCTGATTGACGCGACGAGGTATGCGTTAGAGCCTGTTAGCCGCAGAATGGGAGTTATTGCATGAGCAGTGCAGTTATCCAAAAGTTAAAAGAGCTTGGCTATACAACAATCCCAGAGGAATTCTATACATACGTGTCCCTTTGGAAGTCGTGGTACGTCGGCAAAGTCAAGGGGTTCCATCAATACCGGCGATATAACGGGCATAAGTGGACAAAGTGCAACCGTGCAAGCCTCGGTATGGCGAAAAAAGTTTGTGAGGACTGGGCAAACCTCTTGATGAATGAGAAGGTTCAGATAACGCTTGAAGGCCAGAAGGAGCAGGAGTTTATTGACAGGGTTCTGACGACGAACAACTTCACGGTCAAGGCAAACGAAATGCAGGAAATGAAGTCAGCGCTCGGAACCGTGGCGTACCTTCCGCGTGTGGTTGGGCAGGCCGTCAACGAAAGCGGCGAGATCGTGCCGGGTGATGTTTCCGGCATCGAGCTGGACTATGTGACGATTGAGCACATCTTTCCGCTGGCCTGGCAGAATGGATTTATCACAGAATGCGCGTTCGACAGCGTAGTCACACGAGCCGGAAAGAATTATCTGTATTTGCAGATTCACCGGAAAGACGAAAACGGTCTTTACGTCATCGAGAATAGTATTTACAGATACGAAAACGAAACGCTTGCCGACGCGCTGCTCACCGATGTTCCGGGCTTTGAGCGGATCCCACCTGTGGTACATACGGGAAGCGACAAGAGGCAGTTCGTCATCGACAGACCGAACATCGCAAACAATCTTGACTACCTGCTTCCGGTTGGTATCCCTGTGTATGCAAATGCAATCGACGTTCTGCGCGGCGTTGACTGTGCCTATGACTGCTACGTCAACGAGTTCGAGAACGGCCCAATGATGATGATGGTCAAGATTCCCGCCACAAGGTGGGAAGACGGTGAACCGACGCTTGATGACCATGACCGGCGTTTCTATCTGCTTCCGGAGGATACGCAGCAAGGAAACGTCGTAGAGACAATTTCCCCGACGCTAAGAACCGAGCAGCTGAATGTAGGCCTTCAAGACCAACTTAACGTACTATCCAGTAAGTGCGGTTTCGGCGAGACCTATTACCGTTTCGACGGCGGCAGCGTAGCGACTGCCACACAGGTCATCAGCGAGAACTCCACCATGTTCCGCACCATCAAAAAACACGAGATCATCTTGGAGCAGGCATTGAAAGAGCTGTGTCGCATTCTTCTGCGGCTGGGTAACACGGCCATGAACGTGGGGCTGAATGAGGAAGTGGAAATCTCCATCGACTTTGATGACAGCATCATTGAGGACAAGCAAACCGACTTTTCCCGCGATATGCAGCTTTTGCAGGCGGGCATTATGAACGACTGGGAGTTCCGCATGCGCTGGATGAACGAGGACGAGGCGACCGCAAAGGCGGCGCTACCGAAGATGCAGGACATGACAACCGAAGGACAACAGGAGGTAGAGTAATGGGCGGCAGAGGCGGAGCCGGTGGCGGCATTGGAGCCGGAGAATTTGGGCGTGGGCGCGGTATGAGCCTTGCGCGGTTTTGTCACAGCAAGATATTAACCGAGCAAACGCTGCGTCTGTCACTGATATGGGCGATATTATCAGGCGCACATTCGAGCGCAACGCTGCTGAAATCAATGGGCTTGAGCTGTCGGATGCTGAAAAGAAAGACGCAGTAAAGCAGATGGCAACTCTCGCAACAACGGCGCTCAAAACGGCGGCAGGAGCAGTCAACCCTTATGCAAGCGGGCCTGCGCGCCTGACAACGGCGCAGAAAACAGGAAGCGCCGCAGACAGAGCGGCAAGAGCGCGCGGTGAAATGGATAGCTACATGCGGAAATTGCGTGACCAGTCCAGTAAAAACCGCAAGGCAGCAGAAAACAAGGCGTTTTCCAATGCCTTTGTAACAGCGCAAAAGTCCGGCGCGTTGGAAGTTACGGTAAACGGCAAGAAATACCGCAGAGCTAACAAGCGCAGCGGCACATGGAGACCTGTTTAATGGGCGGACGCGGCGCAAGCAGCGGAATGAGCGAAAAGGGAAAGCCTTACGGTAGCGAGTTTAGGACGCTTCTAAAAGCTGGGAACGTAAAGTTTGTAAGGCAAAATGCGGCATTGAACGCAAAAGACCCATTGGAAACTATGACCAAAGGGCGCATTTACGCAACGATAAACGATGAGGGCAAAATCAATGCAATCAGCTATTACGGTGCAGATGGAAAGCGTGTAAAAACAATCAATCTTCTGCATAGCCATGAGCAATTCAAGGGAGTGCATACGCACATCGGGTATTATCACGATGAAGGCGGAACAAGAGCATTGACGGCAGACGAAAAGAAGCTGGTTGCATTCGTAAAAAAGGCTTGGTATAATAGGCATAGCAAGTAGTCGTATAGGGTGATTACACCGTGACTGCGGGAACTCCGGTTAGAATCCGGGCGCTTGCTATGCCGTAAGGTACAGAAATGTATCTTGCGGCATTTTTGTTTGCTGGGGGATTTATGATTAACTTTGAAAATCTCGACAAGTTCACATTCCACGGAGTTGGAAAGTACGACATTCCGAAGATCGAGCCGGTCAAGGCATACCCACAAGGTGAGTTTATCCCCATAAATTACCATTACACCGCGAAAGACACGAAAAGCAAGATCGTGCATTTCTTCGTGGACGATTATCAATTCATCCGGTATTGGAACACGCCTGACAAGTACATTTCGCAACTGTCGCAGTTTGTGGCAGTGTGCGCACCGGACTTTTCTACCTACACAGATATGCCGCTGGCGATGCAGATATACAACCATTACCGCAAGCATTGGTTGGCGGCATACTGGCAGCTCCACGGCATGACGGTTTACCCCTCTATTTCATGGAGTGACGAAAACAGTTACGATTGGTGCTTTGATGGCGAGCCTGTCGGCGGAATTGTTGCGGTTAGTTCGGTAGGCACACAGCAGAACAAGGAAAGCAAGCGGCTGTTTCTGCGCGGCTACGAGGAAATGATAAAACGGCTCTCGCCGGAATGGGTGATATTCTACGGAAAAGTGCCGGAAGAATGCGACTGGAATGTGATTCGCGTGAAGCCGCATTACGATGAAATTGTGAAACGGAGGAAAGCAAATGAAATATCCGTTTCAGCCGGAAATCCTTGACGCGCTTCCGGAAGAACTTGCAGAACTGTTCCGGGCGCTTGAAATCACGCTGCTGGAAGAGATCTGCTCCCGGCTGAAAGCTGCGGATGAGCTGAACGAGGTCACGGTGCAGGACATCAAGGCGCTGCGGTCACACGGCATCGATCTGAAAGAGATTGAGAAAGCCATACGCAAAACTTCAGGTATCAGCGAAACAAAGTTGAATAAGCTGCTTGACGATGTTGTGGAGCGCAACCAGAAGTATTACACCGAAGTCATCGACCTTGCGCATGTAACGCAGCCAGAAACGCTTGTAGACGCGGCTACAGTGGATGCAATTAAGCGGCAGACCCATGATACATTCCGCAATTTAACGGCTTCTATGGGTTTCCTTGTGGGCAACACGATGTTAAAGCCCGCGCGCGCTTATCAGTGGGCTTTGGATAACGCAGAAATGCAGATTCAGAGCGGCGCGATCAGCTACAATCAGGCCATCAAGACGGCAGTAAAGCAGCTTGCAGACAGCGGATTGAAAGTCGTCGACTATGAGAGCGGGCATCGAGATCAAATTGATGTGGCGGCGCGCAGAGCAGTGATGACTGGTGTAAATCAAATTTGCGCTAAATATACAGAGCAGTCGGCGCAGTATCTCGAAACTCCGTATTTCGAGGTTTCCGCCCATGCTGGCGCGAGAGATAAGCCGGGGCCGTCACCGTGGTCAAGCCATAAGGACTGGCAAGGCAAGGTTTACAGTATTCGCGCAAATGACATTTACCCGAACATTTACGAAGTGTGCGGCCTCGGCGCTGTCGATGGGCTGGAAGGAGCTAACTGCCGCCACCGCCGCAACGTTTGGGTTGATGGCGTAAGCGAACGCACATACACCGACAATCAGCTTGAACACATTGATGATGGGCTTGGCTGTACTTTTGAGGGCAAGAACTACACGGCATACGAAGCCACGCAGGAGCAGCGCAAGGTGGAGCGCACCATACGCAAGCTCAAGCGTGAGAAAGCCGCCTACAAGGCCGCAGGTCTGCATGAAGAAGAACAGGCGGTAAACATACGGCTACGGCGGTTAAACGCGAAATACAGGGCGTTCAGCGCGGCGGCAGGGCTGCCGGAGCAGCGGGAAAGAATGAAGGTGCTGTATTGAACTGGGAAGAAGTAAGAAAAGCAACCGACGCGATTCTAAAGCGAGGGAACGATGTGGAAATCCGACGCAAGGGCGATGGGTACATCGTTTTAGAGGTCAAGAAAACAATCAAATACAGCACTTCCGCGCAATAGGGCGCGGGAAAGGGCAATAGGAGCCGAACAGTACGCAGATTTTGCGTGTTGTTCGGCTCTTTTGTTTTATCAACACTGACCGACAGGTCGTTAAACAAGGAGATTTTTATGGCAGAAGAAACCACCGTGCAGAGCACGGGAACGACTGCGCAAGAGCAGGAAAAGACGTTCACTCAGGCTGACGTTGACAAGATGATTCAGTCGAGGCTTGACAGAGAACGGAAGAAGTACCCCAGCGAGGAAGAGATCGCCGCATACCGTACGTGGAAAGACGGCCAGCAGACCGAACAGGAGCGACAGGCAAAACGCGATAAGGAGCTTGCAGACAGCAAGAACGCTTTATCTGCTGCACAGTCTGAGCTTGAACAGGTCAAGCGTGATAAGTACGTGCTTTCCAAAGGCCTGACTGGCGATGATGCAGAGTTTATCGCGTTTAAGGCTCTCAGGATGGTGGACGACAAGACCACTTTTGAGCAGGCCGTTGATAAGCTCACGGAAAATCGTCAGAAAGTCAAGTTTGACTGGACGGCTCCTGCGGGCGGCGGTGACAAACCGAACGCAAATAATGCCGCGATGAACAGTCTGATTCGCGGCGCACTCAAGTAACGAAAAGGAGATTACAACATGGCAACTATTGATCGTTCCGCACTTTCCGGTCTTATTCCGGAACCCGTAACCCGCGAAATCATGCAGGGCGCTATCGCCGAATCTGCTGTCCTTCGTATGGGCCGCCGTCTGGCGAATATGTCCAGCAAGACGCAGACCATCAACGTGCTTGACGCACTTCCCTCTGCATACTTCGTCAATGGCGAAGCCACTGACGGCGGCGCAGGTGAGGCATTCAAGCAGACCACCAAGATGGCGTGGGACAAGAAAAAGCTGTATGCCGAGGAGATCGCGGTTATCGTCCCAATTCCCGAGGCTGCTCTCGATGATGCGGACTATGACATTTGGGGCGAGGTCAAGCCCCGTCTGACCGAGGCTTTCGGCAAGGTCATTGATGCGGCTATCCTGTTCGGCACCAACAAGCCCAGCACTTGGCGCACTGGCGTTGTTCCTGCTGCTGTCGCTGCTGGCAATGGTGTGCCCATCAGCTCCGACATTTTCAGCGACATCATGGGCGAGAGCGGCCTGATCGCCAAGGTCGAGCTGGACGGCTTTAACCCAAACGGCGTTATGTCCGCTATCCAGATGCGCGGTAAGCTGCGCGGGCTGAAGGACACCACCGGCCAGCCCATTTTCAAGTCCGATATGCAGGGCGCGACCCGCTACGGTCTGGACGGCATGGATATGTATTTCCCCATGAACGGCGCTTTCGACCCTGCGCAGGCACAGATGATCGTCGGCGATTGGAACCAGCTCGTCTATGCCATTCGTCAGGACATGACCTTTAAGATTTTCACCGAGGGTGTTATCCAGGACCCCACCACGAAGGCTATCACCTACAACCTCATGCAGAACGATATGGTCGCGCTGCGTGCGGTCATGCGTCTCGGCTGGGAGATCGCGAACCCCATCAACGCGTACAATGCAGAAAAGGCAAATCCGTTCCCGTTCTCCGTTTACGGCAAGGGCGGTGCCATTTCCACCGTCGCCGTGACCCCTGCTACCGCCACCGTAAAGAAGGGCGAGAGCAAGCTGTTTACGGCCAAGGTTGACGGCGAGGGCATTATCAACGGTGAGGTCGAATGGTCTCAGGATGGTACGAAGAGCAATATCAGCGATGAGGGCGTTCTGACCGTTTCCGCTACCGAAACCAAGAGCACCATCACCGTTACCGCGAAGTCCAAGCAGGACGGGACCAAGACCGGCACTGCCACTGTTACCGTTTCTGCCTGATTTGAAAGGAGCTGACCCGTATGACTTACGCAGACTTTGAATACTACTTCGGCACTTATATGGGCGCTGTGAGCGAAAATGACTTCCCGCGTCTTGTTGTCCGCGCCAGCTCCTTCCTCGACTATTACACGCGCAACAGGGCACAAGACAACGGTGATCTGGATGCGGTAAAGATGTGCTGCTGTGCGCTGGTTGACAAGTATGCGGTCATCGAAGCGGCGCAGGCGCTTGCCGTGAAAAACCTTGCAAACGCCGCAGAAAATGACGCGGAAGTCAAAAGCGAAACAGTGGGCAGCTATTCCAGAACACTTGCAACGGGCGGGGAATCCGCCCTGTCTGCACTCAATACGACGGACGGGGTAAAGAAACTGCTTGCGGAAACGTGCATGGAATATCTTGCCCCTACCGGGCTGCTGTATCGCGGAGGTGGTTGTAGATGTACGCTCCCCACATTGTAACGATTTACAACATCGTGCAGGAGATCGACCCGACAACGCTTGACGAGGTCGAGAAAGCTTATACCACAATCCTGCGTGGCGTGATGCTGCAAGCCAGAAAAGCGGTCAACGTGCGTGAAAGCGGACTTGAGAGCGCGGACGCGGTAAATCTGTATATCCCGTTTGCCGTGGAAGCGGTGGACGGGGTAACAGGTAAGCCGAAAACTTACATCGGGCCGCAATCGTTTTTCAAAGCGACGGATAAGTCCGGGCTGTGGACGTTATCTGTGAACGGTAACGGCGGGCTGACTTTCTTTGTGAAAGGCGAGTTTGTCACAGACAAAGAGGACGTGGCTATGGCACAGGACGGCTGCTACAACGTGACCAAAGTTGATGCGATGGACTACGGGAGCTTCGATATGCAGCACTGGGAAGTCGGAGGGGCGTAATGGTCATCAAGTTTTCCGTGCATACCAATGGAATGGACGCTGTCAAAACTGCCATTGCAAAGGCTTGCACGCGCGCAGAGCACGTCTTAGCCGAGCAGATGGAAAAGGATACTCAGCCTTTTGTGCCGATTCTCACAGGCTCTTTAACGCAGCGTACAAGGGTAGTTGGCAACGACATCATCTACCCCGGCCCTTACGCAAGATTCTTGTATTACGGGAAAGTCATGGTTGACCCAAATACCGGCAGCACATACGCGCCAAAAGGCGGAACAAAGGTCGTGACTGACCGTAATTTAGTTTTCAACCACACGGCGCACCCACAGGCACAAGCACACTGGTTTGAAGCATCTAAGGCGCAAAACCTTGATAAGTGGGTGCGCGTAGCAGAAAAGGCGGTGAAGAAGTACGGAACAGATTAAAAAGACGGTATCGGCAGCGGAAGAAGATCAAGTTTCCCGAAAGCTACTTGCGTGGCTGAACACATTCCCCGATAAGCCGGTTGATTTGATTCGATTCGAATTCCTTCCCGCTGATACTGCGGCGATGGCGCTGTCTACGATTCAGGCGGCGTATATCGTCAAGAAATACATTCTCGGCGGGTATCAGGCGGAATACCAATTCAAGGTTATCTACCGCATGAAACCGGGGAACAGCAACGACAAGCGGCTCAAAGCAGATGAAATGCTTAATGCTCTTGGCGATTGGGCGGCAAGTGAAACGCCGCCTGACATTGACGACGGTCGCCGCGTCATTCGCATTGAGCCGACAACGCGATCCTCGCTTTTTGCCGTTTATGAAAATGGTGACGAGGATCATCAAATCCTTATGAAAATGAACTACGAGGTGATTAAAAATGGATGATATGACCTTTAACACCACGGCGGGGCAGACCGTAGACCGCGAACTGTTGATCGCGTATCTGAATACCGGCACCAGCGCCGCAGCCCCCACATGGTCACCGCTTGGCACCCGTGTCACAGATTCCAGCATGGAATACGACTGGCAGGAGGATTCCACGAAGGATATCCTTGGCACGACGCGCACGACCATGAAGAAACCCATTATCACGCAGACCTTTGACCCGTCTAATCTGGACGCTGGCGACCCTGCCATCGTCAAGGTTTGGAACCTTGCGGTCAAGGAGCAGAACGCGGCGGCGCTGGCGAATCAGGACGTGCTGATTGTCCATGCTTATGCAGGCACGGCAAAGACTGCAGTATTTGCGGAGCGTTATTCGTCCTGCATGGTTAAGCCTTCTTCCCTCGGCGGCGAGGGCGGTGGCTTTGTCGGTATGCCTATCGACGTGACGCTTGGCGGCACGCGCACGGTCGGCACCGCCGCTATCTCTGGCAATACGGTCACTTTTACCGAGGGCGAATAACAAATAGAGGGCTGGCGGCTGTCAGCCCTCATTTTGGAGGAATATATGGAACTCACTTTTGATTCCGGTGTAAAGGAATATACCATTCGCGGCGTAAACGGCATTGTAACGGTGTACTTTAACCCTGCGGATGTCAACTTCGCAAAGAAAGCATACAAAACGTTTGATGATCTGCGCAAGAAGCAAGAGACCCGTGCAAAGACGCTTGAAAAGGATATCCCCAATGATGAGCTTTTCGACATGGTTGATTCTCTTGACAAGGAAATGCGCAGCATCATCAATGGCCTGTTCGGGCAGGACATTGCCGATACGCTTTTTGGCAGCGTCAACGCCTATTCCGCGGCCAACGGTGCGCCGGTTTGGCAGAACTTTATGACCGCCATTATCGAACAGTTTGACGAGGCAGTAAAGCGCGAACAGGCGCTTGCCGATGAGAAAATCCGCAAGTATACACAGAAATACCATAAATGATGTACGATCTTCCAACGTCGCTGAACGTCTGCGGCGTTGACTATGAAATTCGCTCGGACTATCGCGCGGCACTGGACGTGCTGGCGGTATTTGCTGCGGCCGATCTGACCAACGAGCAGAAAGCGCTTGCGGCTCTGGATATCTTTTATCCGGACTTCTTAAAAATGCCAGATGAGCACATTTCAGAAGCCATGAAGCAGATGACATGGTTTCTCGACTGCGGTGACGAGGGCGATAATCGCAAGCGACCTAAATTGATGGACTGGGAGCAGGATTTTCAATACATCGTTTCCCCCATCAATCGTGTTGTTGGGCAGGAAGTGCGGGCAATGTCCTATTTCCACTGGTGGTCTTTCATTTCGGCGTACTACGAGCTGGGAGATTGTCTGTTTGCGAATATCGTCCGCATCCGAAATCTAAAGGCCAAAGGGAAAACACTTGACAAAGCCGACCGTGAGTTTTACCGCGAAAATCGGCGCATTATTGACTTAAAGCGGACGCTGACCGAGGAAGAGACCAATACCATCAATGTGTGGTTAGGCAAAAACGCCAACAAAAGCCCATAATACGGAGGTGATTTTTTGGCTGACGGTGAAGTCGTATTTGAAGCGACTATTAGCGATAAAAAACTCCATCAGGAGCTGAACAAAGTAAAAAGCAACATCGAATCCCTGCAAAAGGAATTTAACCGGCTCGGCGCCCAAAAAACGCCGATGGAAGACCGGCTGCGCAACATCGGCGCAGAGCTGGATGCGGCAAAACAGGTGCTTGCCGATATGCGCACAGCGCCAAAAGGCACGTATGAGAAAATCGACGTGTCCGAGCAGGCCGAGCGCGTGCGAATGCTGCAAAGCGAATTCAACAAAACTGCAAATAGCATTGACAAGCTCAACGAAAAGCTCAACAAAACCGGCGATAAGATTTCCGACGCGAAAACGCAGGCAGTTGAATTATCACGACAAATTGATGGCCGATCCAAAGGTGCTGGACTGCGCAACGCAACCGAAGCGGAGGCAGATTCCATGAAAGTGTTTGGACAGCGCGTAAAATCTGTTGTCCGCAGTGCCCTTGTTTTTACGGTTATTACCCAAGCATTAACAAAAGTGCGCGACTGGGCAAAAAATGTCGTAATGGTAAACTCCGACGCAAGAGAATCCATTGCGCAGCTTAAAGGAGCGCTTTTGACACTGGCACAGCCTCTTGTAAGCGTAATTGTCCCCGCCTTTACACTGCTTGTAAAAGTAATTACGGCAGTAGTCTTGCAGATCTCGCGCATTGTGGCGCTTATTTCTGGCAAGAGCGTCAAAGCAACAGCAGATTCCGCAAAGGCTCTTAATAAGCAAACAAATGCTTTAAAGGGAACCGGAAATGCAGCAAAAAAAGCTGCTGGACAGCTTGCGGCGTTTGATGAGATCAACCAGATTTCCGCCGATACCGCGGATAACGCGGGCGGCGGTGCATCCGCTGACGCGATCACGCCTGACTTTAGCTACATGGACGAGATCAGCGACAAGCTCAAGAAAATTGCTGATGCGGTCATGCTAATTGCCGCAGGGTTGGCCCTGTGGAAACTCGGCAGCTCTCTCCCCGGAACGTTGGGACAGATTTTAACAAAACTCGGCGGCATTCTCATTGCTGTTGGCGGTTTAATCATTTTGTGGGAAAGCCTGGCTGACGCATGGAACAACGGCGTTAACTGGAAAAACTTACTCGGATCTCTTGCGGGCGCAGCGGCACTTGCCGGAGGCCTCGCTCTTGCGTTTGGCAAGGTGGGCGCTGGCATTGGACTGGTAGTATCCGGGGCGGCCCTGCTGGTCACTGCATTTCACGACATGATGGAGGGCGGCATGAACCTGGAAAACACGCTGATGAGCGTCGCCGGTCTGATGATTGGTGGCTTGGGAATTGCTGTGCTCACAGGGTCCTGGATTCCGCTCCTGATTGCCGCCATCGCCTCCCTGCTTGTGGCTGTGGTGAACGCCTACGGCGATACAGAGCAGTTCGTCGACGGAATCAAAGCCATGCTGGATGGGTTTGTGGACTTCTTCGCGGGTATTTTTACCGGGGATATTGACCGTGCCATCGGCGGTATCGAGAAAATATTCAAGGGCTTGCAAAACGTTCTGTTTTCCATTGTGGATGCGCTCAAAAATATGTTCCTGTCGTTCTTGGATTGGCTGGATGAGAAGACTGGCGGGAAGCTCCATGGGATCATCGAGTTCATCAAAAGCTTGGTCACGGGAGCATTCACTTTCATCAAGGATTTCATCGGCAACGCCATGGCATCCTTTAAGAAGATATTCACGGGAATCGTTAAATTCCTCTCCGGCGCGTTTACAGGCGACTGGGACAAAGCGTGGGAGGGTATCAAGGATATCTTTGACGGCATATCAACAGCCATCAAGGGGACGTGGGCATCAGTCATCAATGCAATTATCCGTGCATTAAACTGGCTGATCGACAAGGCGAATAAAATCAGCTTCACAGTCCCAGGCTGGGTGCCGGGTCTTGGCGGCAAACATATTGGCGTCAACATCCCGAAAATCAACGAACTTCAAATCCCCAAGCTGGCCCAGGGTGCGGTCATCCCACCTAACCGCGAGTTTATGGCCGTACTGGGCGACCAGAAGTCCGGCACGAACATTGAGGCCCCCCTGGACACCATCAAACAGGCCGTTGCGGAGGTGCTGGGGCAAGGCAGCGACCGGCCCATTACCATCATTGTCCAAATGGACGGCAAGGAAATGTTCCGGCAGATGGTACGGGAAAACAACTCGCAGGTGCGCATGAACGGCAAAAGCCCACTGATGGTGTGAGGTGACGCATGGATGTACTTAAAGTTACAAAAAAATCCGGGGCTGTGGTATCTCTCCCGGCCCCGGACGAACTGAAATGGAGCATTTCCGACCTGGACGCAGATGGGACCGGCAGAAACCAGAATGGCGATATGTTCCGCGACCGCGTGGCCGTGAAACGCAAGCTGGAATGCTCCTGGCGGCCCCTCGGCTCTGCCGAAATGGCCAAACTGCTACAATCCGTGGACGATGTGTTTTTCCGCCTTACATACCCCGACGCGATGACCGGCACCGACCGCACGATGACGTGCTATGTGGGCGACCGGTCATCGCCTATTATGCGGCCTGAAACCGATGGAAAATGGCTGTGGGGCGGGCTGTCCATGAACTTTGTGGAGAGGTGACGCCATGTACAACGTCTCATCCGCTTTCCACACCGCTTTTGCGGATTATGGCCGGGAAATTAAAGGCAAAGTCGTTTTCAATGGCCAAACGGAGTTGGGCGGAGACTATGTGCAGGAGATCACCGCAACACCGGCGTTTGATTCCTCGGATGGTATCTCCATCGGATCCGTCTGTTCCGGGCGGTGCAAAATCCGCATTTACAAGCCGGATGAGCCGCTGCAATTGTCCGGTGGATACTTTGTGCCGTATATTGGCATCTACGTTCCTGGTGGTGATACAGGCACGACAGCCATCGCCGGTCAAGCTGTGGCCGGTAAGGCAATCGTTGGCGTAAGTGCCGAGGGTACTGGTGTGGAATATGTCCCCCTGGGCCGATACTACATCCCCGCAGACGGCGTGGAAAATTTGGCGTATGGGTGGGAAATCACCGGCTATGACCAGATGGCATCCTTGACGGAAAAGTACACCCCGCAAATTGAGTTCCCCGCCACGCCAGACGCTATGCTGACGGACTTGTGTGCGCAAAGCGGCCTGACTCCCCCAACGGTAACTTTCCCGGATATGACAATCGAGTCTGTGTTTGAGGGCACCATCCGACAGCAGCTGGGGTGGCTGGCTGGACTGTGCGGACAGTCCGCGCACTTCGACAGAGACGGCAATCTGGTGTTCAAGTGGTACGCAAAGACCACTTTCCAGGTCAGCCGGGAGCAGCAGTACATGTCCGGCCTGACCCGCACGGCAGACGGGCTGTACACGGTATCCAGTCTCACCACCGGAACGGAAGATGAACCCATTACATCCGGCACCGGATTGGGCATTACGTCCACAAACCCTTACATGAATCAGGCCGTTGCAGACCTGATTCAGCCGGAGGTAGAGATATCCTTCCAGCCCTGCGACGTAAAATGGCGATGCGACCCGTCTGTTGAGGTTGGCGACGTCATCCAGGTGGAGGGTGATACCGGCGAGTGGCTGGACGTGTGCGTTATGGAGCAGGAAATTCACCTGTACGGCGGCCTGTCCTCTACGATGCACAGTTACGCCCCACAGGACGCGGATTACGCCATGGAAAGCCCTACAGAGCAGCGCATTAAGCGGGCTTATGAGGGTCTTACCAAGGCCATGCAGAACGCCACGCAGAAGATCATCGGGGCAAAGGGCGGGTATTACGAGCTGACTCTGGACGAACAGGGCTTTCCCATCGGGTGGACCCTGCGGGATACGCCCACCATTACGCCCAATACCCGGATGTGGATTATGTCCACCGGTGGTTTGGGATTCTCCAAGGACGGCGGAAATACCATTTCCGGTGTTGCCTTGACCATGGACGGTGAGATCAACGCAAATGTCATCACCGCCGGGCAAATGTCCGCAGAAAGAGTCTCCGTCAACGGCCAGACTCTTTCGGATTTTATCGATGCCAGTATCGACGATGACGGCCATCCGGTGCTGCGCATTGGCTCCTCTGCGTCGGAAATCGTGCTGAAGGAGTACAACGACAAAATCGGATTCTACGATACTTCCGGGACCCTTCTGGCGTACTGGAACAACAACAGCTTTGAACTGGTGGAACTGAGCAAGTTCCGTCTGGGCCCCATGGGCATTGTCGTACAGCCAAACGGGTCCGTGTCCTTCGTGGGGGTGACTTGATGGCAAGCATTTACGGCGCAAAATCTTCCACCGGCTGGCAATTGCGGCTGGATTACAGCGTATCCCAGAGCATCGCGGACAACAAGTCCACACTGTCTCTTACGCTGTACATCTATGACGGCACCGGCGAGAGCTACAACCTGGATGCCAATAGTTGCTATTACACTCTGCAAGGCACCAAGGTGTATAACCCGTACCGGTACAATTCCAGGGGCTGGTACAAGCTGGGCAGCAAGTCCATCACCGTGGCTCATAACAATATGGGCAAGGGGTCTGTGGTGCTTTCTGCGGACTGGCACAGCGGGTTTACGTCATCCTACACGCCGTCGAGCCTGACGGTTTCCGGCACGGTCAATCTCCCGGATATCCCCCGGGCATCATCCGTGTCGGCATCCGGGCTTGTGCTGGGTTCTGCCGGTACACTTACAGTGACCCGGGCCGTGAGCACCTTCACGCACACCATCAAACTCAAGTGCGGCTCTGCGGCACAGGTAACTGTGGTGACAAAATCCAGCGCCACATCCATATCGTATACGCCGCCATTGGATTGGGCCGCGCAGAATACGTCTGGAATCTCCGTAAACATTACGGCGGAAATTACCACCTACAACGGGGACGCCGTGGTGGGCACCAATACGACCACACTGACGGCCTCCATCCCTGCATCGGTAAAACCCACCCTGTCCGCGAGTCTGTCCGACACCACCGGGTATCAGCCCACATACGGATGGGTGCAGGGCAAGAGCGCCCTGAAAGCCACGTTTTCCGCTGCTGGGTCTTATGGCAGCACCATCAAGGCCAAGTCTCTGACCATCGGCGGAAAATCTGCCAGCCCGGACGGGGTGAATGCCCTTACAGACAGCGGCACAATGGCTGTTGTGGCCACCGTGACGGACAGCAGAGGCCGCACGGCATCTGTTACCCAGAACATCGCTGTGAACGCATACAGCGGCCCAGTGGTCCAGGATTTGACCTTTGCGCGCGGCTCTTACACAGGAAGCGTGTGGACGGAAAATCCCATGGGCACGGACATCAAACTGACGTTCACCCTGTCCCTCCAGCTGACCGGGAACAAGGCCTCTGTGGAGATTACCGGCGCGTCCACGCTTACCGACCAGACCAGCGGCGCGAAGACTGTGTATTTGGTTGCCTTTGGCACGGATACGACAAGCGTTGTACAGGTTAAAGCTACGGATTCCCTGGGCACCACGGTAACGCGGGAGATCACCATCCCCACCGTTTCGGTGCCCATGAACATGAGCTTTACCCTGCCCGGGGTATGCTTCGGCGGCGTGGCCGAACACGAAAAGGTGGTAGAGTTCAAGTGGCCCATCCGGTATTTGGGGAAAGCTCTATTGGACTACCTCCACCCCGTCGGAAGCATCTACCAGTCCACGGACCCCACATCCCCAGCGGACCTGTTTGGAGGCACCTGGGAGCAGATCAAGGACGTGTTTCTTCTGGCGGCTGGTGATGCTCATGCGGCTGGCTCTACAGGCGGCGAGGAGGAGCACATCCTGACAGCGGCGGAGATGGCCAACCACACCCACGGCTACGATTACACGGGCCAGAGCGACGCCACCGGCACCGGGGCCATCAAGATCGTGTCTCCCGGCGGCACCGCCAACGCTTACACGGGCAAGGCTACGTCCAACTGCGGCGGCCAGGCCCACAACAATATGCCGCCGTACCTGGCCGTGTACACATGGCGCAGGACGGCATAAAGGAGGGAGTATATGCCCGAAATCAACATCAAAGTCCGCGACAAGTGCGCCGAGGGCGAGGGCGTGATTATCTGCAACAACAGCGACTACACGGTGGTGTGGGACCTGGACGGGGAATGGGCCGATTACGACACCAAGACCATGCGAGTGAACCTGGCGGACGGCACCTATCAGGACGTGGTATTCACCGGCAATACGGCGGCTCTGCCGGTGCTGACTGCTTCCGGCTGGGTGTCCGTGGGCTTGTACGCCGGAGACCTGCATACAAGCCGGGCGGCCCGGCTTCTGGCGCTGTCCTCCGTGCTTACTCCCGGCGGTTCCCCTGCCGCCCCGGCGGAGGACGTATATGCGCAGATCATGGCCAAACTCAACGAGCTTTCCACGGTTTCACCGGAGGATATCGCCAAAGCCGTGGAGGACTACCTGGCGGAGCACCCGGCGGCCTCTGCGTCCATGCGAGTGGAGAGTGGCTATATCCAGTTCTCCGGCGATGGAAAAACCTGGGAAAACGTGATTGCCCTGGCCGATCTAAAAGGCCCCAAGGGCGACACGGGCGCGGGGATGGACGTCACCGGTGCCGCCGTCGGCCAAATTGCCGTTGTGGCTGCCGTGGATGATAATGGTGTGCCGACCGCGTGGGTGGCGGCGGATATGCCCGCGGGTGTGTGCGGAATCTCTCAATTTCGATTTATCCGTAAAGTAATCATTCCAGAAGATATCACTACTGATACAAGTGGAGTGAATTTTTCTGCCCAGGAAAATGGTGGTGTGTGGTTTGGGTTCGATACCGATGAGAACGGCAATCCCTTTGAATGTACAGAACTTCTGATAGTATCATGCGCCGGTGGAAACAACTCCAATCAGAAATGCATTTTTGTGATAAATAGAGCAATTCCAACCTATGGAGGGGGAACTTTATCGACTAAACTTAATATTGGATCGAATGGGAATATGGTATACTCTTGGAGCATCTCCCACCTAATGGATACTGGTGAATCTATTTCCTATGGTGCAACTTTTGGTGGCGGGGAGAACAACAATGTGCAATCGTTGGCAAAGGCGCTCCCGATAAACGGTGATGGAAATTTGAAAATATCCAAAATCGCCTCATTTGCATCGAACCAAAGAGGTTATGGGTATCTGCCTGGCTCATGGTTCACATTTTATGGGAGGTGAAAATGGAATATTACAAAAATGGAACAAAATACACGCTTCCCGACATGACGCCCGAAGAAATCGCGGAAATGGAAGAAGCTCGCCTACGCTATGAGGCAGAAGAAAAGCACCGTCCCCTCTCCACCGAGGAAGTTCAGGCGATGGTGATTACGGCCCAAATCAACACACTAACCGTGGACGATGCAACCGCTCTCCGTATGGTGGCATTCTACCCCGAATGGGAAAGCGGGAAAGCCTACACCGCCGCCAACGGCTGCCCGGTGGGCTACAAGGTAGTGCGGGGCGGAAAGCTCTACAAACTGAGGCAGGAGCATACCTCTCAGGACAACTGGGCTCCCGGCTCTACCGGCACGGAATCCCTCTGGGAGGAAATCTGTGAACAGCATGATGGCACGAAATACGATGCTATCCCCTACAACGGCAATATGGCCCTGGAAAACGGCAAGTATTACACCCAGGACGGCGTATTGTACCGGTGTACCAGGGATACCGGGAATCCCGTATACCATGCCTTGAGCGCGTTGGTGGGAACCTATGTGGAGGTGGTTGAAAATGGCTCTTGAAAAAGTGGTGTACGAGGATAACGTAACGGTTATCACTGCCGCCCAGCTGAATGCTATCCAGGATGAGATCATCCGGGTGGCGGGGAAAATCGACGCTATCGCCGATGGAACGGAGGTGAGCTACTGATGGCAAAGAAGCTCTATGAGGAGGCAAGCGTCCAGGCCATCGCAAATGCCATCCGGGCCAAAAACGGCAGTACGGCCACCTATAAGGTCGCCCAAATGGCCG